TGCGGCCATCTCATACGCACCAGGGGGCATGTTTGCGGTGTTGATGGCGACAAGGATCTTAGAGATCTGGTCCTGCGACTCGTCTGGTAGCCCATAGAACTCTGTTGACTGCATAAACTCCGTAAACACCTTCCTGAACGCATCGAGGTCGTCTGACTTGTAGATCTGGGGGTCTGCACCGAGCTTGACGCTCTCAAGGATGTCACGAGCGTGCGCCATGCCGCGCACCTTCTCAGAGACAAAGGCGTTGCCAGTCCTGAAGCTGAGCTCGTCCATCGCGATCTTGGGATCAAGTAGCCCAAGCTGCATCAACTCGATGACCTTGGCGTCCCGGTCTTGCGCCTCGTGACGGAACAAGGAGCCGGCCTCGATAAAGACCTCAGGGTCTTCTGACAGGTCAGTCCCTTGGATGATCTTGAATGCTGCTCGACCTGTGTGGTCGAGCATCCTGATCATCTTCTCCTCAGTGTAGTAGTGCTTCATCAACATGAGCGCTGTCTTGGCCATAGAGGCGACGGAGGCCTCGATGTCGTTCTGGGTGCCCTGCAGTTGGCTCGTGTCGTAGGAGGCCAGCGTCTCCATGGCCTTGCCAGAGGTGACGCCCACTGCGCGCTTACCAAGGGTCACGGAGTGCAAGCCCGCCACGTCGCCCATCTCGCTCTGAATGCGCGTGATGTTGTCAATGACGTGGCTGGGGATGGCAGCTCCAGTGATCTGCTCAGGCTTCCCTCCCGAGGGGTTGTAGTAGATCTTCTCCCCAACCCGGTTGGTGATCGCACTCGCCGCAATACCAGCGGTCTTGGGCACCACCCACTTGGGGTTGGACATCATCTCGATGTTGTGGACAACCTGGGTCCGCGCCTTGTTGTACAGCGTCTGCAGGTCGAGGAGGGGAGCCAAAAGACTCAACCCCCACAGCCGGCGTGGGATGACCGAGTATCGGACAATCTCTACGGGGAACGCGCCCACGGGAAACATCTCCTTGTAGAGGTAGGTGTTTCCCATGACAATGGCGTGGCGTCCGTCCCTCCAGTAGATCTCGAACGTCTCAATTCGATCAGGGGGATACTCGCCTGCCGACGTTGACTGGCGGATATCCTCGTCACCGGGAGAGGCCGCTACTGCAACCGCGATCTCGTCTGCGTGATCAGGGTATGCCTTCTCGAGTTCTGCGCGAGGAAAGAAGCTCCTCAGCGCTATAAACTGGGACTTCTCAGGCTCTAAGACGCCGCCCTCAAAGAAGATGTCATAGGCCCCAAACGTCTCAAGCCTTACGGTCTTGTCGCCTGGGTCGTAGTAGGTGTGCAGCGCAGCGGTGCCCGTAGTAAGCATCCACTCCAGCATCTTGGTGAGCGTCACCTTCACCCTCTCAGCCTGCCAAAAGTACTTGAGCGTCATCTCAGAGGTCTGAGCCTTAATGATGTCATCATAGGCTGGAGACGCCGGGACGACTGCAGTAGACGGGTAGGCCATCGCCAGGCGGGCTAACACGTTGCGGTAGGTGTTTAAGAGCAGGTTGACGGTGACGCGGAACAATCCGTCGCCACGCGGAGGCACCACTGATGCGTACTGACCAACGCGGTCATCAAAGTTCAGCCATTGACGGCCTTCCAGAAAGAGCAGGCTTAAGTCCCACAAGCGCTCCTCGGTGCTCTTGTCTTCCTGAGACGTGGACAAGACGCCCTGCACGTTTTGCGGAAACTCACTCATGTTGTGACCGATCCAGACGGCGCGGTGTCACCGACAGGGAAGTCCCCCGTGTGCTGCGAGTCGTACATTGGAACCCAGACCTCCTCAAACATCTTGAAGTTGCCTTGATTGAACTGATCAGCAACAGTTGGAGGCATCGAGACGTAAGCCCCGTACCTATCAGAAGGCATCTGCGCCACGTAGCTATCAACAGCCGCTTGGCGTGTGGCATCACGGTAGTCTCGCTTGACCCTTGGCAGCGTTGAAACGGTAGACGCTGCACCAGGGAGCACAGTGCCAAACCCAATGTCACCGCCGGCTGCTGCCCTCCCTATTTGGCCACCCAGTGCGGCGCCACCTGCAGCCGTCAGAGGAGTAAAGACGCCCCCTGTCGCAAGGCCAACGCCAGTGCCAACCAATCCACCTAGTGCAGTGCCAGCTTGCTGCCATGCGCCAACCTTTGCCGCCTTTGCGTGACTTCGCGCGATCCTTTTGTTCTCAGCTCTTTGCCTGTTTTCTGCCGCCCGCTGCAACAGCGCGTCGCTGCTCTCAGTGATAACAGCCGCAGTCCCCATCGGCGTTGTAGGAGCCAGCATAGGAGGAAGGGCAAACCGACCACCTCCGAGAGGGGTTCTCATCGCGGGGGGAGGAGGTGGGACTGCCAGCATTTGGCCGGGATCTTGCGCGGGCAGGCCTCCGCTAACGCCGTAACCGTAGTTCCATGGCATCGTGGGCGCGAACCTGTTAGCCATAGACTGCTGTCCGTACATGGGCGGCATCTGTGTGACCATGCTCACTCCCCTCTGCCGTAAAGAAGCTCCTCAAGCGGATGCGCATCAGTGTGAGGGATGTCCTCAAACTGAGCAAGCTCAACGCGCTCTCGCCGGATCCGAACCAGCAAGAGCCCGTTGAGCAAGACAAGGACAGACGCTCCCAACACTAGGTTGATAACGATGAGAGCGTCTGTCATGCCAGTCTCCTACGCGACGTTGATGCCCGTAAGGATGGCGTTGGCGTTGGGCTGGGTACAAACGAGGTTGTAGTACCAGCACCAGAAGCCACGCCAACGGTCAACACCAGACTCGCGGAGGATGGTGGTTCCATCCAGATCCGCGAAACCTCCCGACTTGAGCTCGGCGATCTTCCACGACTTGGTGTGGAGGAACAGCATCGCCCCACGCGGCGCATGGCGCGCGTACTTGAGGGGGATGTTCTGGTAGCTCAGATCAAGGAAGCCGACATCGCCCTTCGTCGCCGCACCACGGGTCGTGGTGTTGAGAGACGCAGTGCCAGTCATCATGGAGACGTACTGAGCGCGCACAGTGGGGTGGCAGAGGATGATGTCCGGCTCCTTGCCCGAAAGGACAGAGAGTTCGTCAATCACCTGCTGCATCCGCTCTGCACTGAGATCGACTCGTGCCGCAGAGGTCGGATCTGCCGTCAAGACCAGAGGCTGCATCACGGGGAGACCAGCAGCATCGATGTCCGTGCCTTCCTTGGAGACACCGAACACGTCGGTCTCACTAAGGTTGGCGAAGACGCCCCTCGGCTGATCGTTGGAAGCCGTGAGTGCCCCGAAACCCGTATTGGTGAGGTACACCGGGAACGAGAACCCTGCCACCGTGTTGCTCGCAGCGCCAGCGCCACCATTGTCGATATCGGTGCGCAGAGGCTGCAGGTTGATAGTGCCCGCCGTCTCGTTGACCGAGTTGATGGTAGTCGTGTCGCAGATCCCAAGGTAGCGGGTGTTCTGCGCAGTCGTGCCATCCGACTGGAACCCAGGCCCATCCTGGCGACGAACCTGAACAATGGTCATCCCGGCTGTCATGGCCTCACTGAGCTTCCCGTAGTCGCCGTCGAAGATCCAGTTAGCAGGCGCTGCGCCGTTCTGGTTCTGGGAGAGATAGCCGACGCAGGAGCCACCGGAGATCATGTTCTGATCAGCGGTGTTCTTGACGTCGTCCACGAGACGGTTCATCTCGGACTCCATCCAACTGATGAACGCACCCTTGCCGCCCGACTTCGCGGAGGCCACAGCGGGACCCGTGATCTCGAAGTGACCGTAGAGGAAGTGCGCGCGCACCACGAGGTGGCTGTAGGCCTGACTGCCCACAGAGCCATCAGCGATGTTGAACGGCTGTCCCTCGCCCACGAACTGGGTGGAGGTGTTCCGACCGACGTGGATCGGGATGTAGGCCAGGCGTCCGTTCCAGTCGATCGTTGCCTTCTGAAACAACTGCAGCGCCATCACTTCCGAGTTGAGCTGCTCGCGGACGGGCCCCAAATAAAATTCCTTCAAAATGTGTGCCAGGCCTTGGGCTGGCACGTTGGACCAGTCGGTATAAGTACCGAGTTGGGCTCCCATGACGTTTCTCCTTTATGCGAATGGATTGTGCTTGGTGAGGAACTCCCGCAGAAGTGCGGAGCCCTCTTCCACAGACTGGGGTCGCTCGTCGTTGGCCCAGAGAGATGGCGACTTGCCAGATCCCTTGAGCGGACGAGGTGGAGCGCTCGGAGTAGAAGCCGCCTGCGTAGCGGTAGCCTCGGCCTTAATGGCGTCAGCCAGCTGGGGGTTGTCCTTGAGATAACGCGAAATAGCGCGCTCCTCTACAGACGCAACGTAGGTGGACACCTGCTCCGCGAGCTCCATGACATTGGCCTCTGGATTTTGATAGACGCCCTGCAGAAGTTGCCGTCGGTCTACGCCGGGAAACTTCTCAAGAGCGGCACTCACTTCGCGATGCAACTGCATCTTGTGCAGCGCAACGCCCTGAGCCTCGACTTGTTGGGCAAGCGTAGCGACTCGCGGATCTGACTGAGACGCCGCAGCGTCAGCAGTCTCTCCGGCAAGTTCGTCAAGCCAGCCGTACTCATCTTGGCTCTGCACCGGAGCTTGTTGCTTGGACTGAGCGATCTGCTGCTGCAGATACGATGCCTGTTGGGCTTCAAGGTCCTTAAGTTGGGAACGCAAGGCAGCCACCTCGTCACGGTGGCCATTACGAGCTTCCAGAACTTGCTTGAACCTGCCGTAAGGCACGTTGTGTCCACTCTCGTCACCGCTCTGGGCCTCGACGGAAGACCCTGGAGCTGCAACTTGAGGCTCCTCATTCGCGCTGGGATTAACGTCCTGCGCAGGGGACGAAGGCTCAGGGGCTGTCTCAATCTGAGGCGCAGGAGCGGGAGGCGCGGGAGGCTCCGGTGGTGCTCCACCGAGCGCCTGATCAAGCGCAGGACCCATTCTCTCTATCGCATCAGCGTCAAGCAAACCCATGATTACACTCCGTTTAACGCCGCTTGGGCGAGTTGTTCAACGCCGAGTCAAGCGGCGAG